GCCCTGCCCACATGAGGCACCAAGCACAGGTTGTCGCTCCCGCGGGTACGCGGGCATATAGCGGTTTCGCCGGATCGTGTCGTGCTGCGTGCAGTCCGGTTTCGCGCGCTGCGGAGCTGACGAGCTGCTTGGCTCGGCGTTGGAGGATGCCCACCGCTGCGAGGCGTCCTCGCTGAGCGATCGCGCTGACAGCCTCCTCGACGACCTTGCTAGTCCTCGAGTAATCGATTAGCTCTGCGGGCATCTCCGGAGAGTAAGCTTCCTTGATGCCTGCAGCCGATCGCGCGTCCTCATACCACTCGAGCGTCGCCGAGGCCGCGAGTTGGGCTTGTTCTTCGACGAGACGCGGGAAAAGCTCGTCCAAGACGTCGCGCAGCATGTCCTCGTCGAGACCGTCAAGGCTCTCCCACAGCTCTGCGACGCGACTGGAAGCGAGGCGCGAGGCGCTGCGGTTCGCGTCGGCTAGTTTCTGGACGTCGAGGAAATCCACAGCGCCTCACCCCCTTCTTTACTTGTCTTCGAGATTCTTCGTATCAGCTTCGGGAAGACGAAGCGAGACAGGCACTGCGCCGGTAAGTTTCACGCCGGGAATCCCGAGGACCTCAAGAGCCGAATTCGGATCGACCCCGGCTCGGACCGCGACGCCGAGCGCGTCGAAAGCCGATTTAGCCTGCTCAGTGGTCAGTGCCCCCCCCGCGACGGGAGCAGGAGCCTCGACCGCAGGAGCTTCGCTCGTTTGCGCAGGCCGCGAGGACTGCAAGCGCTCGAGGAGGCCCGAGGCCTCGGCCCGCCGCTTGTCAGACATGAGTCGCGCGATCTGAGATGAGCTGTAACCAAGCTCCTCGAGGATTACTGGCGAGGAGGCGAGCCAAGGCATCGCGGCCACCTGTTTCACGATCGCGTCTGACTGGGAGACGATCGACGGATGAGCCGGATCTCCCCAGCGAGTCGCGAGCGTGCGGATACCGTCCGGTGCTTCATCGAGTCCATCCCGCAGCATCACGGCATGCATATAAATACGGCTGAGTGCGCCGTCGTAGACGCGCTGCGCATTCTTGGCCTTGATGACCAATTCCTCTTTGGCCGCGTATAGAGCCTCCGCTGAGGAGGGATTATCCTGCACGACACCGAGCGAGGAGACTGGCAGGCAGGAGACACCCGCGAGTTCAGTCGCCAAAGCGCGCATCTGCTCGGTGAAAGGCTGCGACGACTGCTGAGGAAGCACAGTAACCTTCGGCCCCTCCGGCTCCTCGCCGTTGGAGATCGTCTTGACGGTGCCGAGCTTCCAGTCCCACGAACGCAGATCATCGATCAGATCCGAGTCGACGCCGGAGAGAAGGATTCCCGGAGCCGTGAAAAGCTCCGTCGCAAGCTCCTCACGAAGGACAGTTCGCATCGCCCGCTGAGTGATGCTCATGACATCGCGCGAGATCCGCGACCGTCCCATCGGACGATCGAGAGAAGGCTCGAAAGGCAAAGCCTCCATCATCGGTGCGCCGATGCCGTGCAGCTCGGCATGCACAACCTCCCAATGTCCCGCAGGGAAGGGCACGAGGACGTAGGTCGAATCAACCGTATAAAGCGTCATTCGTGTCGGTCGGCCAGCATCGTCGACGTCATCGATCGTCAGACCGTAAGAGAGTCGACGACGCACACGATCCCATAGGCCCGTCGCCCAATCCGCCGAGTGCCCCTGAATGATCACGCTCGGTTCGCCCGGCCCTACGCCCTGGCGCAGCGTCAAGAAAGCGACGCTGTGCGTGAGACTGGAGGGGATCGTCTGCGCGATCTCAAGATCGAAAGACGTCTCCGCGAGCAGATCGTTGATGCCGAAAGGATTCTCTTCGCCCCCGGCAGCGGTCACACCGTCCCAGATCAAGAGATCCGAGAGGCCGAAGACCACCTTTCGAGGCCATCCGATCACAGCACCAAGCTGCTCGACCATCTCGTCTGGCACAGCGAGATTCAGATTGTCAGGACGCACGATCCCATCGAGATATGCCTGTCGCAGTCGGTTGCGCGGCTGCTTGACTCGCCACAGCTCGATCAGCTGACCAAGGGCCTCAAGCTCGGGACCCGTGAGCCCTAAAACGTTAGGAGTGGGGAAAGCGACGGGAGTCGCGATCATAAACTTTTTCGCTGTCACAAAGCCCTCGCTTTCTTACCGGGTCGACGCTTGGTTGCCTTTGCTGCTAGGACGGCTGCGGACGCGGCCTCGAGAGGTGTGTCGTCTCCGTCTGGGGTCGAGGCTTCCCAGCCCCACGAGCCATCGCGCGAGCGGATCTTCTTATCGCAGACGGCCACGGACGAATTCAGTGCATCTTCTGGGTCGCCCTCTGGATGCGTGATCCGACCGTCTCGTAGGCCCTCGAAGAGCAGCGAGCAAGACTGGAAATATTCTTTGGTCGTCATGATATGGACGAGTCGTTTCGAGACGCCGCGAGCTTCGAGAGCATCCGCGAGCGCGAGCGCTCCTGAGCCGCCGACAAGATTGATCTGCGCGGCTCGGTCTTTACGATCGGCCAGCCATGAGGCCACGGCTGACACGCCGTCATCGGTCGCCCCGGTAAACGTATCGATCACATTGATATGGAATTTCGTATCCAAGCCCTTGCCGGTCTTAAGCGCGCCTGCGAGGGCCTGTCGCTTGCCGTCCGCACTGAAAGCAACCGCGAAACTGCGGATGCCGTCGGCTGGCGCGTCGGCGGTTGACGCTGTCCATGTCGTCGGGTCGATCGCTCGAGAAGCTCCAGCGTGTGCAGGCCACATCCCCAAACGCTCTCGAGCAAAGCCCTCGTCAGAAAGCGTTTGTCGCTCTAGCTCGATGAAAGCTTTCTTGATACGGCCTGCAACGAAGCCCGGATTCGTGGCCTTCCACAGCTCGACGTCATCGAGATTCACCGGAGCGTCTGGATCGGGACTCCACTCATGCCAGCACAGCGCGCCGGGATGATCCGACAGCGCTTGATCGCGGATTCGCGCGAAAATCGCGCCGTTGGCGTTAGGCCCCGGGACTGTGCCCGTGTAGATCACCTGCGAATTCCCGAGGTGACCGGCAGAGCCTGTCGACGTCAAAGCTTCGAGCGCGTCCTCGGTCAATTCCTGCGCCTCGTCCAAGACGATCAAGTCGGCGGTGAAACCGCGGCCAGACGACTTGGAGCGTGCGATGACTCGCAGCGAGCCTCCGTGCCACCCTTTCTCCGGATCATTCTTCAAGATGATCGCTTCTTGCCCGTTGACATTGCGGACCTGCTCGACCATTGCATTAAGCTCTGGATACCGGGCATTCTCGTCATTGGCTTTGACACCGAAGAACTCTTTGAAGCGACGGTAGTGAGCCTGCGCTGTCTTCACCTCATGGGCTGAGTGGAGGATATTTTCGCCGAGCAAGACGAGGCCGAACAATTCGCGCATTTCAAGCAAAGCGTTCTTGCCATTCTGTCGAGACAAGGAAAGCCCCGCGATCGGATGCTTCCATTCATCGCGCCCGTTGGCTGCGAGCCAATCCTCGAGGACTAGATCCTGCCAAGCGTCGGGAGTCAGGCCAAATTGGGATGCGAAGTCGCCCGCGATCGGGCCGAAGCTTTTAGCCCGACGATCGGCGGCGACGTGGAGCCGAGGAGCTTGAGCGCTGTTTAGCCAGTCGTTCTTGGAAGTTGACAACAGCACTGCCCTCCTCCGCTGACGATTCCGCTTCTACCTGTGGTTTCTGGACGCCTGCGATGTCGGTGATGAGTGCCCTGGCTTCGCGCACGAGGGAGGCGCGCTGCCCTGCATCGGCATACTCGATCGACATGAGGGTCGTTTCGAGGAGACGGAGGCGAGCTTCTTGAGGATCGAAAGCAGGTTTAGAATCGTCTGTCTTTTTCTTCTTCGCCAACGTCAAACACCCCCAAACCTCAATAAATAAGCCAAAAGCCCGCGAGCGCTACCATCAGATACCCCACAGGCGCCCCACGCGACCGCGTATCCGTCGTTCAGGCCCCTCGACCAGTTTTCAAGGTCAAGGCCCAAAATAGCGGGGGGGTATCCCGCTATACCTCGTGGGCGCTAGTCCAGAGTGGGGGGAGGGGGTGGTGCCCCCAAAACCGCGGAATTCCAACGTTTCCAACAAGGCCGTTTTCGGCGAAAAGCCCCGAAAAGGCCTCGAAATTGATTACCAATCGACATCAACCGACGATCGTCGCGGCTCGGACAGCTTCGGCGCGACGTTGGATCCGCGCGACTGATTGCATCGGCGACAGATCACGCGACCATTATCAAGCGTGTTCTTCCCGCCCCATCGGACCGGGAGAATGTGATCCGGCTCGGCAGAATTCGGAAGCCGCGTCCGCTCGTAATCGAGAAGGCAATGGCAGAAAGGGCAATGCGTCACGCCGCGATTCTTCGCCTCGGTGAGGACCCGCTTACGCCAATGGAAGTACTGCGCGGTACCCGTCCTCGACATCCCTGCCCTCCCGTCTCCTGTCGGAAGGCTATGGCTTCGATAGTGTGGCTGCGAGCCCGCGCACCTGCGGGCGTAGAACGTAGCGTCACCC